TCCGAATTAATTCGGTCCTCAAGGCCAGGCTTGAGGCCAGAGCCAAGGCAGAACGCCGATCGCTGGCGTCCCTGGTTGAGGCGTTACTGCGCGAGAGCCTGGCAGATCGTGATGCCGCCTAGCAAGTTCCGAAACAAGAAGGTGGAGCTGGACGGCCACGTCTTCGACAGCCAGGCCGAGGCCAAGCACTACCTCCACACACTCAAACCCCGCCTTGAAGCCGGGGAAATCAGCCACCTCGAAATCCATCCCCGGATCAGGTGCGAAATCAATGGAGTGAAAATATGCGACTACCTACCGGACTTTCGATATTTCGATACTTCTCAGAGCGGACCCGCCGGCCAAGTTGGGTGCCAAATAGTGGAGGACGTGAAGGGGTTCAAAACGGACGTTTACAAGCTCAAGAAGAAGCTAGTCGAAGCTCTGTACCCCGGCACGAAAATCTCGGAGATATCGCCCAGAGCGTATCGGTCAAAGCCATTGTCATAGCCGTCAGCCGAGAGGCAGACATCCCCACCGAGGTGATGCTGGGCCGTGGCCGCAAGCATGCCCTCGCCCGGTGGCGTCACCTCATGTTCCTGCTGGCCTATGAACTCAGCCACCAGAGCCTGATGCAAATCGGCAAGGCCATGAACCGTGACCACAGCACGATCTGGCATGGCTGCAACCGCGCTAGGGAACGCATGGAAACTGACCATGCCCTGCGCTTCACATACGACAAGCTGAAGTCAGAGCTGAATGGTGGCGGCAATGCGTAGACTTGATGCCGGAAACACACTCGAATCAGAGCTGAAAAGATGGGGCGCAGACAATCCTGACAAGGGACTGGTCACCGCCTACGCGAAGTCACTGACCGACAGCGAACAGAAAAAGCTGCGGACGACGTTCAGAAAGCAGCTCCGCAAAAAGCAGCGGGTTTGCCAGATAACCGGCTCCCGCATCAACCTGGTCGCTAGTCACATCAAGCCACTGCGACACTGCGCGAATGAAGCTGAAGCCCTGCACGAAGCCAACGGCCTGCTGCTGCGCGGCGACCATGACCAGCTCTTCGACAAAGGCTTCATCTCGTTCGACCCAGAGGGGTTGCTGATGATCTCATCGAAGATCGGCGAGGTGCTTGGCCCTATTTACAATGACCAGCTCTACATTGCGTTTGGTGAAGAGTGGATGCGCGCATGGCGCAACGGCGGCGACAAATGCAAGATCAAGCCAATGTTCGTGCCGCCCAAGGTCGCGCACCCAAAGGGTAGCTTTGCAGAGCGTGAGCATAGACGGCAACGCAAGGCATTCCTGGATGCAGCCAGGGCGCGTGATGAATTCATGGATTATCACCGCCGGCACGTCTTCAAGCACCCTGCCCTCGGCCTCGTATCGACCAACGATAACTAATGGCTAGAGGCTTTAGCAGCATTCCCGATCGGAGGGTTCGCATCTCGACCGTGCCAGGCGAATGGCGCGAGGTGCTGGAGTGCGAACACTGCGATGCACAAGGCGAATGCGAGGTCGAGGTCACCGTGCCGGACTACATCCGAGGCGGTGACATCACGACCGGATACGGACAATGCCCAGTGTGCGAAGGCAAAGGGTACGTCGAGCTGCCGGAAGAGATCGATGACAAGACATAAGGACGACTTCTATCCGACACCGCCCGAGGCAACCAGGGCATTGCTGCGCCGTGAATCCTTCGGGCCAACCATATGGGAACCAGCCGCCGGCAATGGCGCACTGGCAAATGTCTGCCGCCGGCAAGGCATCGAAACCATCTGTTCCGATCTGAACGACTACGGATATTGCCCGCCCGGCATCGATTTCCTCCTGGAGCAAACACGCCAGGCTGATCACCTGATCACCAACCCGCCATACAGACTGGCCGAGAACTTCATCAGCCACGCCATACATCTCGGATGCACCAAGCATGCCTATCTGCTGCGACTGTCCTTCCTGGAGGGCGTAGGACGCTACCAGAGGCTGTTCAGCAAGCACCCACCCGCCCGTATCCATGTATTCAGCCACCGCCTGACGATCTGGCGCGGCGATCAGGACCAGACCAGCACCGGCACCACAGCATATGCCTGGTTCATTTGGGACCGGCTGCACGTCGTCAAGTCACGCCTGGCACTGCCGGCACCCGTCATCGAATGGATCACCGATGCAGAAGAGTAAGCTGACGCCCATGCCGATATCGTTGCGCGAGGCTAACGAGTTTGTTGCCAACTTCCACCGGCATAACAAGCCCACACAAGGCGGTAAGTTTTCTATCGGCGCTCTGTTTAACAACGAGATTGTCGGCGTTGCCATCGTCGGCAGACCCGTTTCTGCCATACTTGATGACGGCTGGACCGCTGAAGTGAACCGTGTGTGTGTCAGAGATCATGCGCCGCGCAATGCCTGTTCGTTTCTTTACGGACGCTGTTGGCGCATTTGGCAGCAAATGGGCGGCACAAGGATGGTGACCTACACGCTACAAGAAGAGAGCGGCGCATCCCTCAAAGGAGCTGGCTGGAAGATTGTCGGTGAAGTGAAACCGCACGACCGCTGGACGCAGCGCGGCGGGAACAGAGATTGGCAACCGATCTACGGCCAACTGAAATTCAGGTGGGAGGCCGGCGATGCAGAAGTCTAAGCTCACACCCGATCCAGTGCGAGACGCACCAGACGGACGCGGTGACGGACAGTCGCCCGGTGCCGGAGCCTGGATACCCGGCAGAGCCACCAGAGACACCAGCTTCACACGCTTCCCGATGGCAATGGTGATCCTATGCTACGCCTGCGCCCATGCATCCGCATACACTGGCACATTTTGGGTGAACCAACGAACCATCGCCCGTGACCTGGAGATGTCACAGCAAGCCGTGTCCAGGCACTTCAGAAAGCTGGTCGAGCTCGGATACCTGGAGAAGGTCAGGAACGAAAACAGCAAACGCCCATACGGAAAGAAGGGCGCAGTCTGGCGCGTGATCTATGACCCGACACAGTCCCTGAAAGACGTGGAAGCCGCCGCGGCACGACTGCACAAGACCGAGGAAGAAGAACAAGAGACCGCCGCAAGCACCATCGAAGAGGCCGCAAAAGGGGCCAAAGGACAGCAGTCAAAGCAGCGACAGAAGGATGTAAATGCCCTCATCAAGCAGACGACCAGCGCACTGAAAGATCGCAGTCGTACAACACCCAGGTTGTCGCAAGAGGAGAGACAGTACAACACCCAGGTTGTACGAGAATACAACACCCAGGTTGTACCTAACCTACATCTTAACAATAGATGTAAAGAGATTAAAGAAAGTGAATGTAGGAAGCTCTGCATGACATACGCACACGCGGTCGCGCAGCGATGGGGCAGCAGGTTCAGGCACGATCTCAGGCAAGAGGAACTGGCAGCACAGCTCTTGGCACTAGGCTACACAGTCGAGAGCTTTGCGGCAGACAGCGAACGCATGCTGGACTGGCTGGTGCGCCACAACAAGCAGCCACCAACGTCCTTGCAGTATTTCATATCTAGAAAGCAGAGCCGGGAGACAGCATGATGTACAACAACCAGACGTTCGCCTGGTCATTGGTCACGCTGTCAGGCAGGCGCGACCGGGCGGGTTGCGAAAAGGCACCCATGCCCCCTCCCCGGTCGCCGCGTATACATGGGGGTCACACAAAAATATTTCCAGCTTTTTCATGAAAGGAAGCAGCGATGACGAAGAGAATGAATTTAGTCCAGGCCAAAGAGATTGAGGGCCGAGAGAAGCCGATCTGGATCAGGCTAGGTTCGGTGTTCATGGACGGTGACAAGATCAAAGGCATCAAGATGGATGCGTTGCCGTTACCGGATGCGAAGGGTGAGGTCTGGCTCCGGGCCTTTGAGGATGATGGTGGTCAGCAGCCGGCCCCGCAGATGGCACCGCAGGGTGATCCGTTCTCATGAGTAGGCGCAAGGTACCGCACCCGCCGCCGGTGATGGGTGAGATCAGGAAGCGTCTTCGTGGCTCATCGATCATCTATGACAACCGGGATGCGCTGGCGGAGGAGATGCTGCGTCTGGTCAGCTCCAAGATCACCGATGTCGTGGACATTGAGGGTGGCACAGTTCGTCTGAAGGACATTGATGACATCCCGGAGCATGCCTTATCGGCGATAAAAAAGATCAAGATCACGCCGACCAGGAATGGTGATCAGGTAGAGGTCGAGCTGATCGACAAGGTCCGGGTCTTACAGATGACGGCAAAGATTGCCGGGCTGCTGGACCAGGAGAAAGAGATCGACAAGCCGTCGGTCGTAGCGATTGAGATGGTCATGCCGGGAGACAAGGATGGAACAACCAAAGGGTCTTAAACTGGATTTTAGCTCGGCCCCGACGGTGGCCGGGTTCTTTAACAGCGATGCGTTTGTCCGGGGGCTGATGGGGCCAGTGGGCAGCGGCAAGAGCTATGCCTGCTGTGCGGAGATATTCAGGAGGGCGGTACAACAGCGTCCCTCGCCGCGTGACGGCATCAAGTATTCGCGTTTTGCGATTGTCCGTAATACGCACCCGATGCTGCGAACGACGACCTTGAAGACGTGGCTGGAGCTGCTGCCGGAGGCCACGTGGGGGCCGGTGAAGTATGCGCCGCCGATTACGCACCATATCAAGCTGCCGCCTAGGGACGGGGCCGCTGGGATTGATATGGAGGTGATCTTCCTGGCCCTGGATGATCCGAAGGACCAACGGAAGGTCTTGTCCTTAGAGCTGACCGGGGCGTGGGTGAATGAGGCGAGAGAGCTGCCAAGGGCAATCATTGATGCCTTGACCCACCGCGTAGGCCGGTTCCCTTCCAAGGCTGATGGTGGGCCTAGCTGGCGCGGTGTAATCATGGACACGAACCCTTGTGATGATGATCACTGGTGGTATCGGCTGGCTGAAAAGGAGACGCCGACGGGCCGGTTCAAATGGGAGTTCTTTCGTCAGCCGGGCGGCATCTTGGAGGTGCCGCTAGAGGAGCTGCCCGAGGAGATGCCTGAAGCCCAGGGCTATACCCACCAGGCCGGCAAATGGTGGCAGACCAACCCGAAGGCTGAGAACCTGAAGAACCTGCCGACGGGCTACTATGACCAGCTCCTGGGCGGCAAGAACCTCGACTGGATCAGGTGCTATGCGAAGGGCGAATATACGTTCGTTCAGGAGGGCCGGCCGGTTTGGCCTGAATACAATGATGCCATGATGGCTGATGACCTGGAGCCGATTGAGAATCTGCCGGTCCATGTGGGCCTCGACTTTGGTTTGACGCCGGCTGCCGTGTTTGCCCAGCGATTACCGAATGGGCGCTGGAATGTCCTGCATGAATTGGTGAGCTTCGATATGGGCCTGGAGCGGTTCTGTTCGATGCTGAAGTCCGAGCTGGAGACATTCTTTCCGCGCTACCAGGTGCTGATCTGGGGAGACCCGGCCGGTCAACAGCGGGACCAGATATTCGAGACGACGGCCTTTGATCACCTGAAGACGCACGGCATGCTGGCTAGGCCGACGGCGACCAATGAGTTTCGGACCCGGCGTGAAGCCCTAGCGATACCGATGGGCCGGCTGATTGAGGGCAAGCCGGGCTTCATGATTGATCGTAAGTGCATGCGCCTGCGCAAAAGCCTGGGCGGCGGCTACCATTTCAAACGGGTGGCGATTGGTGCTGGCCAGGAGCGGTTCAAGGACAGCCCCAACAAGAATGAGCATTCACACGTCGGGGATGCCGCCGGCTACTGCTTGCTGGGTTCGGAGCATAAGATCATGACGAAACGGGCGCAGCCTATGGGCGGCAAGCCGGTACAGGCCAAGGTGCTAGACTTCGATGTTTTCGCTTGATGAGCTGAACGCAGTCATGCGTATGGACCTGCCTCGGAACCGGGTGATCCCGTGGTCGGTCTATCACTTGTATCATGCCGAGCTGAATGAGTTTGACCGGGCCAACATCGATCTGATGAGTGGTTACAAGGAATATCTCAAAGCCTATGCCGAGGCCGGCCATGCCTTTACGGTTGTCTGCAATGGCGTGATTACGGCGCAGTTCGGCATTTTTCAGCTTTGGCCGGGGAACTGTGAGATGTGGCTCATGCCGTCGCCAGAGATCAGCAAAAAGACCGTCGCCCTGCATCGGGCATCCTTGGCATTTTTCGAGCATGCCGCCGCCAAGATGGGAACGAAACGGCTACAGTTCACTGTTCATTCGGCGAATGTTCGGGCAGATCGCTGGGCGCAACGCTGTTATTTTCAGAAGGAAGGTCTGTTGCGACATTACGGGCCGGACGGTTCTGACTATCACATGTATGCGAGGTACTTTGATGGGTAACCTTTTTAGCCGGCCTAAACCAGCACCGCCACCTCCACCCGCTGTAGAGGAAAATATTGTGCAGCAGGAAGAAGTAGTGGCCGCCGAAGAACAAGAAACCGGCCGCCGTGTTAAAGCACGGGCTAGGGCTAGGGGCAGAGGAACCGGACGGACGCGCCGAGCTAACCTGATGGCCCCCGGCGTAGTCGCCGGCGATACCAGCCGTGATGTTCTCAAAAATGTTTTAGGCGCTGGCCGCAATCCGAGGGGCTGATGCGCCGCTTTATCCGCAACCCAAAATTTACGGAGCCGAAAAATGCCGGGACACTACGGGAAGAAGAGACCGATGGCCAGCAAGATGAACAGCAAGACGACAGCTCTTCGCAAGGCGGCCAAGGAGAAGTTTGGCAAGAAGAAAGCGACGGCTAAGGGATATGGTAGCTAAACGCCACCAGAACCCCAGCGGTGGCCTGAATGAAGCTGGGCGCAAGCATTTCAAGCGCACTGAAGGCTCCAACCTCAAGCGCCCCCTGTCATCTGGCACCTCGCCGCGAAGAGTTTCATTTGCCTGTAGGTTTGCGGGGATGGACGGCCCGATGAAAGACGATAAAGGCCGGCCCACCCGTAAGGCTCTGGCTCTCAAAGCCTGGGGCTTTGGTTCAGTAGAAGCCGCCCGAAATTTTTGCAATCGGAACAAGCAGGCGTGACATGGCAGAGCTGACCAAACGGCAGAAGACCACGATGAAAAAGCATTCAAAGCACCATACGCCGCGCCATATGCGGCTGATGACCAGCCTTATGAAGCAGGGCAAAACATTCACTGAGGCTCACAAGCAAGCCCAGAAAAAGGTCGGCGACTAATGCTAGAAGTCAAAGAGATCAAGCGCCGCTACAAGAAGGCTCAGACGCACAAAGAGCAATGGCGCAGCATTTATGAGGAAGCGTATGAATATGCGCTGCCCATGCGGAACCTCTATGACGGCTACTACGAGGGCGATGTCCCTGGCCAAAACAAGATGAAGCGCGTCTTCGACAGCACCGCGATTCATAGCACTGCCCGGTTCGCGAACCGTATCCAGTCCAGTCTGTTCCCTCCGCAGCGGTCCTGGTGCCGGCTAGAGCCGGGCAACGAAATCCCCGCTAACGAAAAGGTCCAGGCCCAGCAGGCGCTGGATTTCTATTCTGACCGTATGTTCGGCATCATGAACCAGTCAGGCTTTGACCTGGCGATGGGCGAGTTCCTGCTAGACCTGGCGGTCGGCACGGCAGTGATGCTGATACAGCCGGGTGATGATGTCACCCCGATCCGCTACACCGCGATCCCGTCCTATCACATCACCTTCGAGGAAGGGCCAAACGGCTCGGTCGATACCGTCTACCGCCGGTTCAAGCGCCCGTTTCGGCTGATCCAGCTAGAGTTCCCGGATGCCAACATCCCGGATAGCCTAGTCAAAAAATATGAAGAAGACCCGACCGAGAACGTCGAGCTGCTTGAGGCCACCTACACCATCGATGGCGTGATCCATTACTGTATCGTCACCCATGAGGGCGATGATCGAATCCTACACCGCCAGCTCAAGAGCTTTCCCTGGGTGATCAGCCGCTACATGAAAGCGTCAAATGAACGGTATGGCCGGGGGCCGGTTCTCTATGCTCTACCTGACATTAAGACATTGAATAAAGTCGTTGAATTAACTCTAAAAAATGCCAGCATATCTATCGGCGGTGTGTTCACGGCGGTCGATGACGGCGTCCTGAACCCGCAGACGATCAGCATTGTGCCGGGCGCTGTCATTGGCGTCAGCTCGAATGGTGGGCCGCGTGGCCCGTCACTAGCTCCCCTGCCCCGTTCCGGCGATGCCAACCTCTCGCAGATCGTGAGCAACGATCTTCGCACCAACATCAAGAAAACGCTGCTGGATGAAAGCCTGGCACCGGAGAACATGAGCGCCCGGTCGGCTACGGAAATTAACGCAAAGCTGTCTGAGCTATCACAGAACCTGGGCAGTGCCTTTGGCAGACTCATAAGTGAAACCATGTTCCCCATCGTGCGCCGGACCCTAGAGCTGATGGACGAGATGGGCATGATCGATCTGCCGCTGAAGGTAAACGGCCTGCAAGTGACCGTAGTGCCGATCAGCCCACTGGCAATGGCGAATAATGCCGAGAAGATCAACGAGGTCTTGCAGTTCATGCAGATCGCCCAACAGCTCGGACCAATGGGCCAGACGCTGATTAAGATGGACGCTATCGGTGATTATGTGGCTGACCAGCTCGGCATCCCGGCCCAGCTCCGCACCACACCGCAGGAACGTCAAGCAATCCAACAACAGATGATGCAGGCCGCCCAGGCCGCAGCCCAGGCGCAAGGCGTCGAGCTGCCCATGCAGGAAGTAGCTGAATGAACCAAGCCGACAAGATCAGGTCTATCAATGCGCCCGGATGGGATGGCCTAGAGACCGACGATGCGCCGATTGTCATTCATGACGTGAATCTACAGCGCGATCTCGACATCGTGTTTAAACGCACCTTTGACACCGAGGCCGGCAAGAAAGTGCTGGCCCATCTGAAAGCCATCACCGTAGACCAGCCGGCCTGGGTGCCGGGCGCGGAGCCATCATTTGGCTATGCGCGTGAAGGACAAAACAGCATCTACCGTGAAATCGAACAGAGGATAAAGAGAGCAAATGAGCCAAGATGAGAACCAGCAGCCCCAGGAACAACCGGTTGAAAGCCCGGCTCCTGACGGTTTGATGGCCAGCGTGACGCTCGAAGAAGAGGCCAACCAAGAACCCGAAGCGATGCCGCACCTTGAAGGCGCGGAGCAAGAAGCCGCCGGTGATGATGATGAGGACATCATCTATGAACGTCCCGAATGGTTCCCCAGTAAGCACTGGGATGAAAAGGACGGCCCTGACCTAGAAGGCATGGCCAAAAGCCAGAAGGAGCTGGAGCAAAAGTTTCATCACGGCGAACACAAAGCGCCAGAGAATGGCGAGTATGATATGACCGCGCTGACCGAGGCCGGCTATGAAGCTGATGACCCGGTCGTCAGTAGCTACCGCGAATGGGCGCAGAAATACGGCATCAACCAGGCGGCGTTCTCCGAGCTGGCAGAAACTATAACCAGCATTGCTGGTGAGGCCGGCGTTGAAATGCAGACCAATGTTCAGAACGAAATGGAAGCATTAGGTCCGCAAGCTGAGGCTATCATCAAGTCAAATATCGGCTGGGCCGATGGCTTGCTGCGTCGGGGCATCATTTCAGAAGAGATGCGCCAGGAGCTGAATGTCTGGGGTGGCACTGCCACGGGTCAGATACTGATGCAGAAGGTCCGCGCCATGACAGGTGACTTGGCCAAGATGCCGGTCAATGACGTGGCCGAGGCTGGTGAGAGCAAAGAAGACTTTGATGCCAAGGTCCAGGAGCTTATGAAAGACCCCCGCGCCAGCGATCCGACCTGGTATCGCGCCAACGTCGAAACTCTTTTCGAGAGACGCTACGCCGCCGGAAACTAATTCCTCCTAGCCCGTCAGGGCCACTTTGGAGGGGGTGGGTTTTTCCCTGTAGTTTTCCCGCCCCCTCCACCATTTTTGTGTGCAAACACCAAATGTAGCGGCAGGAGTATTTACAACCTCCAGGTTGTGTGTCATAGAATAATTGACTGATAACCCGAAAGGGCCGGTCTGGCGTCTAGGAATAGACCGTGCGCGACGTTCGCGTAAGCCAGGGCCGGGATCACTCCCGACAACCCGCAAGGCGAAAATCTTGTGTGTTCAATCAATGGAGTGACAGTCATGTCAACAAATCTCTCTCCAGCGTTTGTTCAGCTTTTTGAAGCAGAGGTGCATCAGGCTTACCAAGCCGCTGCCGTGCTTCGCGGAGCTGCGCGGACGCGCACCGGGGTTGTCGGTGATACCGTCAAGTTCCCGAAGGTCGGTAAGGGTCAGGCGTCTGAGCGCACCCCTGCTACCGATGTCGTGCCGATCAACGCTGCATTTTCTCAGGTAAGCTGTACGCTTACTGATTTTGTGGCCGCTGAATATTCGGACGTGTTCAATCAGGCCAAAGTCAACTTTGACGAGCGTCAGGAGCTGGCACAGGTCGTGGGTAACGCCATTGGCCGCCGTGAGGACCAGATCATAATTGATGCCCTCAATGCTGCATCTGCTGGCTCTACTGTCGCTAAGACCGTGGTCACCAGTGGCTCGGCTACCGCATCAAACCTGAACATGGGAAAGATCATCGCGGCCAAGAAGGCGCTGGATGCGAAAAACGTACCGGCAACGGATCGTCACTTTGTAATCCACGCCAACAACCTGGCTGGATTGCTGGGCGATGAGCGTGCAGTTTCGGCAGATTTTGCCCAACTCAAGCATCTTGTTACCGGCCAGGTGACATCGATGACCGGGTTCCAGTTCCATATTATTGGAGACCGTGATGAGGGCGGCCTGCCGCTGTCCACCAACGACCGCACCGGCTTTGCGTTCCACCGCAGCGCCTTGGGTGTGGCTGTCGGTATCGCACCGAAAACAGAAATCAATTACGTCCCAGAAAAGACCTCATTCCTGGTAACAGCAATGTTGTCAATGGGCGCAGTTGCAATCGACACCGATGGCATCGTTGATGTCGTCATGGACGAAAGCTAGGAGGGCTGACAGATGGCTTTTGCACGAGCAGGCTGGAATACAATCGGCGGCCAAGCCAAGAAAGGCACCGCTCCTCAGTTGTTCACCTATACGACGACTGACGCTGTGGGAACCATTGATGCGTCTGGCTACTTCAACGACGTGTCAGAGGATGTGTCAGTCGGTGACGTTATCATCTCGGTAACCTCTACCGGCGGCACCCTTGCGTCTTCGATCCACACTGTTGTGTCAAACGCATCAGGCGTGGTCGATATTTCTGACGGCACCACTATCAGCCAGACTGATAGCGACTAAACAATGCGGGGCCGGTTCGCCGGCCCCCTTCCCTTGAGGTGACCTATGGCCGCTGGCGATACCGATGTTAGCATCGTTAATAAGGGTCTGCTTCTGCTTGGCGCAGAGGCTATTTCATCGTTCTCCGATGGAACCCCTGCCGGCACGGCTGCTTCCACAATCTACACTGAAGTGAAGTTCACGACCTTGGGCATGTATCCCTGGTCGTTTACCATTGCTAAGACGCAGCTCACGCGCGACAGCAATACTCCGCAGAACGAATGGACCTACCAGTATCTTCTGCCAAACGACATGCTCTTGGGCGTACCCCGCGCAGTTCGCACCAGCTCCAGCCCCGGCGCGGCGCTCTTCAAAAACTGGGAAATAGCGCAGTCATCTGCTGGCGGGGCGGTATTGATGACCGACGCCACAGAGGTCCACATCGACTATCAAAAGGCTGTATCGGAAGGCAATATGCCGACTTATTTTGTGCAGCTCATGGCCTACCAGATGGCCTGGCATTTAGCCGAAGTCATAACAGACCAAACCCAGAAATCAGAATATTGGCGCTCGGTAGCCCTCGGCACTGCCGCCGAAGGTCTGCGAGGTGGCTATTTCCGTCAGGCGGCTAACATTGATGCCGGCGGTCAGACACCGTCGGTCGTCGGCGATTATCTCTTAACGGATGTCAGATGAGCCGGGTACAGCAATATCAGTCGAGCTTCACGAACGGTGAGCTTGACCCGCTGCTTCGCGGCCGGATTGACCTACAGCAATATTACAGCTCGGCTGAAACTGCCGACAATGTAATCTTTGAACCGCAGGGCGGGTTCAGCCGGCGTCCTGGCCTACGATTTGTTGCCGACATCACCGCCGACAACCCCAGCAACGGCTCGGTCCTGATCCCGTTTGAGTTCAGCACGACGCAGAACTTTATGATCGTAGCCTCGGCACAAAACACCACCTCAACCATACGGTTCCGGTTTTTCGCTGACCAGACGCTGCTGACCAACATCAACGGGTCTGGCAATGATTACCTAGATTATTCGGTTGGCACCCTCTACGACGTGTCGAATTTCGACATGGACAAGCTCTATTTCACCCAGAGCGCCGACACGCTCATTATTGTCCATGAGAATTTTGCGCCCTTTCAGGTACAGCGTGGGGCCAATAACACCACCTGGACAGCTACAGCTCTCAGCTTGACGATACCTAAAGTTCAGTTCACGCCTGGGACTACCACCTTCACTGGCTCAAACACTGCAACGCCTAGTGCCACCGATGGCAACATAACGATCACCAGCAATGGCACGCCGTTTCTTTCGTCGATGACTGATCAATTTATTCAGTTCAAAAGCCCTGAAGGATTCGGTCGGGCGCGTATCGTGGCGGTGCGTGCAAACAACAACATTGATGCGGTGGTAGAAATTCCATTCATCAATACTGATGCTATACCGCTGACTGACCTTGAGATCGACACCGGCTATGAGGATGTTTGGTCAAACACCCGTGGCTGGCCGCGCACCTGTTCTTTTCATGAAGGCAGGCTTTACTTTGGCGGCAGCGCATCTAGGCCGGCGACCTTGTTTGCCAGCGTCGTGGGCGACCACTTCAACTTCAAGCCGTCTCAATCTCTAGATGATGATGCCTTCCTGATCACGCTGACCACCGACGCGGTGAATGCGATCACCGGCATACGCTCCGGCCGTGACCTTCAGATATTTACGACGGGGGCCGAGTTCTTCCTGCCCCAGGCCGATCTAGACCCGATCACGCCGTCAAACGTCACAATTAAGTCGGCCACCCGGCGCGGCTCCAAGGTTGGCATACGGCCGCAAGCCGCCGAGGGTGGCACCCTGTTTATACAACGCTCCGGCAAGGCATTGCGTGAGCTGCTGTTTTCGGATGTCGAGCTAAGTTATGTGGCCAACAACATCTCCCTGTTGAGTTCGCATTTGCTTATGGACCCCAAGCGGATGGCTCTACGTTCCGCTACCGATACGACCGAGGGCGATTTGCTGCTGATCGTCAATGGCACCGACACTGTTGGCTATCGCCCGGCTAGTACTGATTTGGCCGGCAGCATTTCGGCGTTCATGATCAACCGGGGCCAGCAGATTGTTGCGCCGTCCAGCTTTACTACAGATGGCCAGTTCACTGATGTAGGCGTCGATCAGGACACGATCTATGTCATCGTCAAGCGCACGATCAATAGCGCCACTAAATATTATCTTGAGACCTTTGATGATGACCGCACCACCGATGCAGCCGTGCAGTATTTCAGCGGGGCCACCGCTCCTGACCAGAGCCTGCCTGGAAGCGCCACTGCCGGCTCTCTGAGCCACCTGGAGGGCAAGACAGTCAACATCGTGCGCGATGACATCGTGGACCCCAACCAGACCGTCAGCAGCGGTCAGGTGACGCTCGGCGGCACACCGACTAGCTATGCCGAGGTCGGGCTGCCCTACTCGGTAACAGTGCGAACACAGCCATTTGAGCCGCGCTTGCCATCCGGCACCGTCCAGAGCCAGCGCCGACGAATACTTGAAATAAGTCCAATTCTGTATAGGTCGCAGAACCTCACCTTGAACGGACGTGAAGTCTCGCTGCAATCCCTGCCGCTATCCGGCGCGGGAACGGTGCCGACATTCACGGGCGTGAAAAAGACCGCCGGCTTCCTGGGCTATGACCGGGACGCACAGATCACAATCAGTCAAAGCCAGCCGGTGTTCTTCACCGTCTTGGCCCTCGACTACAAAGTTAGCATAGGACAGTAGTATGGCCGGACCACAGCTTGCCGTTCTTTCAGTAATCACCGGCGTCATGAGCGCCCAGGCGCAGATCAACGCCGGCAAAGCTCAAGCGAACCAGCTACGAGCCGAAGCCAAGCAAACCGAGCTGCAAGGCCGGGTCCAGGCATTGAATGCAAAACGTGAAGGCGTTTCCGCTTTGAAGAATCTAGAGCGCGTCCTTGCGGCTAATACTGCGCGGCAGGCTGCCAGCAATATGGACCCGTTTGCATCCGGCACCACCCCGGACCTTATTGCAAACCTAAACATGCGTGAAGGCGTCAGCCAGTTCAGCATGGCCAAGAGCAACGCAGAGTATGCCAAAGAGATGTCAAAGTATCAGGCCGGCATCCAGCGCACCGCTGCTAGCAATGCGGTCAGCCTAGCCCGGCAGCAGGCATTCATTACCGTAGGCACCAGCATCTTCCAGGCTGGTCAGATATATCCGGAGCTTGGCTTCACCGGCAATCAGACGAGTACAGGCTGATGGCCCGGCAACCTACATCAATGCGGCTCAGAGAAAGCAACCAGATCACACGCATCCCGCGTGTAGACTTTACCGATCAGCGCGTCCAGGCACAGGGTCTGTCACAGCTCTCCAGCTCACTGCAAAGAATGTCGTCCTTCTTCCTTCAGCAATCAGCCGACAAGGCTAGGATTGAAGGCGCAGAATACGGGGCGGCAAATGCGCCGACACCGCAGCAAATCAACGAAGCCTATGAAAGTGGCCAAGAGCTGGAGCTGCCGGGCGACAAAAGCACGGTCTATGGCCGGTCAGTCCGCAAAGCTGCCCTAGCGATTGCTGATGACGAAATCACGGCTATAGCATCAAACAGAATGTCTAATCTGGCCCAGGTGTTCGATATTGCGCTCAATGATGAAACCATGACGGACGAGCGGCGCGCTCAGTTGGCCGCTGACAATGGAGTGAATGACTTTAGTCCGCAGTCCTTTGCCACTGCTTTGGACACCATCAATGCTGGTTATGCTTCAGTCTTGGATGAGAATGCACCTAGCGTGGCGCGTAAGTTCCGCGCCCAAGCGGCCATCACGGCTAACAGCAAATACAACAAATATCTTGAAGCCTATGTGAAGAAAGAAAATCAGCGGCTAGAAAACAGCTTTCTGCAAGCACATGAAACAATTTTCAGCGTTGAGTCTATTGGCGATTTGCTCACCGGCCAGGGCGGCGTGGACGCTATAAAAAGAAAGCGGCAGGAGCAAACCACCAAATCAGTCACCTTCCTTGAAGGCTCAGAGATCAAGACCTTCCAAGACGGCATGGACGCCACGCAGAAGACTGCCGCGATGCAAGTCCTGACCGATGCCACCTTTGCTCAGAAAGACCCGGTCAGCATCATCTCGGCCGTACAGTCCAATAAGATCGCCAGCGAAAAAATACCGATTGGGGTCAAAAACTCGGTGCGTCTCCTGAAAAGCATGGGCATGTCGAATACAGAGATAGCCCAAGAGCTGCGGCAAATGCAGACCGAGATGGTCAACTTTGAGGAAAACGAACAGGCCAACGCTAACGCAAAGGCTGAAGCTGCGCTGCCCCAACTAAAAGCTGACGTGATCACCGCAATGGGTACAGGTAACACCGAGGCTTTCAAAACCGCAATCGACGCGCTTCGTCAAAATGATGCGCTAGAAGCAGCCAACCTTGAACAGAAGTTTATTGAAGCTGGCCGTCGTCGGACAGTGTCTGACCCAGACGCTCGCAGCAACCTGGTCAATCTAATATCAAGCGCCGAGCTGTCATTTGATGATGTGGCGGCGGCTGTTGCCAACGGCGACTTGAGCAACAAGGACATCCAATATTTCCAGGGTGAAGCAAACAAGATTGAGAACGAAGAGTTCTCTGAAACGGCCGCATTCATGCGTGGCTTGTTCGAGCTGCCGGCAAACTACACTGCCATCAAAGACACTGACCCCAACTTCCAAAAAGCTCAGATTTTTGCGCGACTGCGCGGCAAGCTGGAGCGCCGCCTAACTGAAGCACGCCAACTTGGCCAGAACTACGATGCCTTTGCAATTGCAACCGAGCTGATTGAGGAAGAAGGTGGCGCGATCACCGACGTTGAAAACACGATGAAGGTCAATGCTGGCAAACGCACCATTTCAATGTTGAACAACCTTGCGCCACAGCTGCAAAAGATCGGCGTTGAGCCATTTGAGGATGTGGATTTTGAAGGGGCGATAAGGTTCTTCATTTCGCAAAAACAAATTGACCCCAAAGAACGCATCCCGGCGCTTCGAGGCACAGACGTGAGTACCATCAACGGGTTTATCAAACAGCTCAATGACGCCTTGGAGGTCAGCCAATGATCGACCTGTTCCAAGCCAGACGCGAGAGCCATGAAGCCAGAGAGCTGGGCCATGAGTTCAAGATTCAGGAAGGCGGCGTATCGTTAGAGGTGCCACGGGTCGAGGGCCAGGCATTCTATCCTAGTGGTGATGCGCCCCGCGTGGTTCGCGATGGCACACCGATGGAGAACATCAAAGAGGGTTTGGCTGATTTGCCCAAGGCTGTCGGCAGTGCCGGGGCCGGCCTAGCGGCTGGCGCGGCTGGTCTGCCTGGCGATCTAGTGTCGTTGATTGGCGGTCTGGGCAGCGCACTGTTTCCCGGCGATCAGAGCCGCCTGGACGCTTTCACCAGCACCATGACGGGGATATCCGAGACAATCGGTTCCGAGCGGTTCTTGGGCCTCTACAGAGACATCGTCAACAACAGCGACTTTAGCCTGGAAGACAAGCAGATGATGCTGGACACCGCTGAAGGCGCATCGTTCTTGAGCCTGCCAGGTGCAGCCACTGTCGCTAAAGGCAGCAGTGATGCGATCAGGTCGGGGGTGGTCAAAGCGGGTGAAGCTGCCCAGGCACGGCTGGATGAAGCTGCCGGCTCTACCACCCTCGCCGCTGGTGGCGATATGGAAAAAGCAATCGACCAGGCGCTATCTTACGCAGGCCGCAAGGTTCGGAAGTCTGGTCAGGTGGTAGGCGCTCCTCCTGGTATTGATTCTCAAAAAGCCTTGGACAAGCTGCGCCGGAATTTAGAAGCCGCCGCGATGGAGGGTGAAGCAGGCCGTTTCTGGTATGAGCGTAGCGGCAAAGCTATTCTGGATGCGCTCGGCGGTGACAAGGAAGAAGCAGAAAAATTGGTGCAAGCGATTGCAATCACGTCGGCCACCACGGGCGTGAAACCTAACTTCGATCATGCGCTAAGAGCATATGCCCAATTCAAAGCCGGCAGGCCAATAAAGACTGGCCGCTTCCCGGCTGCGATGAGCAAAAGGGTCCAAGCTGTTTTTGAAGGCACTGACTGGGAGGGCCGCAAAACAAATAACTTTTATGTAAACCTCATGAGAGAAATAGACCCGACAAAGGTACAGGGCGTTACCGCAGATATTTGGATGATGAGGGCGTTCGGATTTAAGAACCCAGACGGAAGTGCTTACAGCGGCTCACCAACCGATGCCCAATACACCTTTGTCGAAGAGGAAACGAAGCGGATTGCAGATCGTTTGGGTTGGGAGCCACAGCAAGTTCAGGCGGCGATCTGGGTGGCTAACAAGGCAAAAGATGAAGGCACCAGCGTCGGAGACGCTGCCTTCGATTATTCTGACGCGCTGCTGAATAACAAGGCACAGATTAGCTGGGAGAGCATCCCAGGCCGCACGGGCAACCATTTGCCAGAGATGTTTGATGCGCCCTATGAAGTGCAACAGGAATATCACGTCGCTGTTTCTAAAGTGTTCCTTGATGAAGACGGCAATGACCTTGTAGCCAAAGAGCTGGGCATCGCAACGCCAGGTGACTTTGAAGCACCAGGATACTTTGAGGGCAAGGTTAGCCCTGGCACACAGACCGAGCTGGCGATCCCGAAAGCTGGCGGCACAAAGTATGGAGAGGTTGAGCCAGGCGCTCTGGATTTGATGCATGCCTATGCCGCAGTTCGGGGCGTGGTTATGAAACAGGACGGCGTTGGTTTCCATCGACCGTTCTACAACGCGACTAAGACTGATTCTCAGGGCGTCTTGATTGAGATTGGAAGACAGTTCTCAGAGCGCGAAACAAAGCAGCTCGGTGAAATCATGGCTGAATTGAGTGGCCACACAGATTATAACCCGATCGCAGCGCCTGGTGGTGTGCGCCTAATCAATTTTGCATTTGCACGAAAGAACAAAGACGGCAGTAAAGCAATGGAGGACACATGGTTCTCCGACGATATGCTTCGGACAAATGCCGAGTTCCACGCACTGGTAAAACAAGCTGTCGAAAGACTGGACTTAGATGACGATGCTGGAGTAAAACTGGGTACGTTCAATGCCCAAGAGGGCTACGTCGGTAACGATTGGAGCGTTAACAAAAATGGCGAAGATTATATCGGAGCAGCATCTTCCGCAGGATCACCCGATCTTCAACGGAAAGTTCGCAGTCTCATCTCAAAGCTCACCGCGCGGATCGATGAAGTCGACAGAGACTTCTCCGAGCGATACGGATTCACGCGAAACGCCGACATCAACCAAGAATACCGAGGTCAAGGACCAGTAGCGGACGGGCCTCCGCAGGAGGCTCCTGATGGCTAAAATCTTTAAAGAAGTTGCTGATGTCCTCGCCACAGCTACCCGCAAAGCTGAAGAGCGGACCTATGGTCAGAACATCCCTGACGACACGGTGACGCGCACGCAGTCTGGTGACCTTGTCATCAAGGCCATGCCCAACGAAGACCTAGAGCTGCTGAACGAATCACTGAAAGCGAACGCCGGCATCAGCAAAGGGCTGGACCTGGGCCGCATCGGTGAGATATTCGGCGAGGACAGCTTCAACGAAATCATGTTTAAGACAGGCGATGAAGCCTTCAATCTTGAGCGGGTCCTGACCAACATTAAAGAGAACAACAAAGAAGTCTTTGCCTATCTGCGCCGCGACACCAAGTCGATGGACGAGCTGATGCAGATGGCCAAGGCCACCGGCTATGAGCCTATTATCTACCGGCTGATGAACCGCAAGCCTGGCCAAGTGCAGCCGCCGGAAGATGTTCTGGCCGGCATCGTGGGCATGATCAAGCTAGGCCAAGAGCTTGAAGCATTGGCGGTCCAAGGCACCAAGGCCAAGACCGACGCCCTCAAAGAGGACATATTCAAGCGGATGCGCTTCATTGCCACCGTGCAGTCCAACCTTGCGGCCCAGGTATCTGGCAACGTCTCAGAGTATGGTCGTGGCCTGGCAGTCGTTAGGAACATATCTAAGCTAGACCTAGACGTGGCTGACTACGCCGCGCAGATGGATCGCTTCGTCAACGAAATGGACGACGGCGTCATTGACTACCATTTCCATCAGATGCTGACCCTGCGTAACCCGACAGCCAAAGCCAAGTATGCCGAGAAGGGTTTCGGGGCCAAAAGCTACGACTTCGCGATGGAGCAATATATCAACGCGCTACTGTCCAGCCCCACGACTCACATGGTTAATATCGCCGGCAACGCGACGTTCCAAATACAAACAGGCTTAGAGCGTGGCCTTGCCGGCATGATTGGCAACGTGCGGACGCTGGGTGGCCGCGTCGGTGAGGTCGGCGATCAGAGATATCTCGGCGAAGCAGTAGCTGAAGCACACGGCTTGATGATGGCGCAGAAGGATGCCTTCCTTCTGATGAGCAAGACGATGATCACCGGCGAAAGCTCTGACCTTGCGTCCAAGATCGATCTGCGGTCACGGCGATCATTTGGCAGCACAGACAACCTGGCTGACATAGCTGCCGGCTTTGCTCAAGGTGACTTTTCCAAATCAGCGATTGACACGCTGGGCGTGGCGACCAGGCTACCCGGCCGGTTCCTAGCGTCGGAGGATGAGTATTTTAAGGTGATTACCCAGCGACGGGTGCTGTACCGAGAAAGTTACCGTGCCAGCCAGATGGCTTACCAGAATGCCCGACGCGCCGGTGCATCTCGCGAAGATGCCAAGGCCATAGCGGAGCAAGCCTATGTGCGAATGTTTACGGAGCCTGATGAAACCATCGTCAAGATGATGAAAGACGAAGCGCGGCAGATGACGTTCCAGAACGCGCCGGAAGGATATTTTGGCGATGCCGCCAGAACAATCTCATCTTTCCCTCTCGCGCGTTTTGTTGTGCCGTTTGTAAATACGCCAACTAACATTGTGCAGCAAACCTTCAATAGGACACTGAACTTCTCGCCGATCTATCGCTACATCAAACAGAACGCGCCTGGCGGCAAGCTGCTACCGGCTGGCAATAAGCCTATCAGTGGCGTTGAGTTCGATGACGCGCTGGCCAAGCTGGCGGTCGGCAACACTGTGGCAATGACGATGTACGGGCTGGCATCCGGCTACTATGGCGATGACATCATCGTGACTGGCCGGCTCGGCAAAGAGTTTGCCACCCGCCAAGGCGTTAGCCGGTCTGCCAATGTCCCGCCCTACTCTATTGGCTTCAAACAAGAGGACGGCAGCTATCGGTTCAAGAGCTTCAGCAGATTTGACCCGATGTCAGCAATGCTGGCGATGGGGGCCGACATGGCTGAATATGCGCGGTATGAAGATGACCCATCAATGTTTATGCTGATGTCTCAGGCTTACACACTGTCGGCCGCAGAGTACGCCACCAACATGCCGTTCCTGCAAGGTCTTAGTGAATTGACCTCAATGTCATTAGGACGAGGCACTACTGAAGACGGGTTTGACAGAATTCTAAAATATTTAGGTGAGCAAGGTGGCAACGTCGGCACCAATGTAATTGGTAATGTGGACCGCGCTACCTTTGGCATGGCCAGCTATGCGGCAAATACATTGACCGATGGCAAGTATCCGCTGGTCGGGCAGACGAGTTTCGGGGCCACACTAGAGCGTCTGAACGATCCGATGGCCAGCAGCACCAAGCTGCCGGCAGGGTACACACCTGACATTCTGGGCGGCGACTACATCACTGAATCACCGATGATCTTGCAGGGCTTCTATAGCGCATTGCAGAAAGCCAAGGCTCGGAACCCATATTTCAGTGCAGACCTCAAGCCTAACCGTGATTGGTGGGGCAGACCCCTCACCCAGGGTGAAGGCCGGCTAGATGAGACATTTAACCCGGTGCGGGTACAGTCTGGCCAATATACGCCGCTCGACCTAGAGATCATCCGGCTGTCGGAGACTGGCATTGGTGTGGTGACTACACGGCACAGCGACCGGGTGGATGGCGTCCGGCTCAACGCCGATCAATATGACCGCTTTGTCCAGCTTACCAATGAGGTAGATGGCGAGGGCAGAATGCCTGGCGACTTTGGCTATGACGCAACAAACAATTTACTGGGCGCTCTCAATGGCCTGGTCGATGCGACTACGGAAACCGGCGCGGTTTACAGCACTATGGATGACGACGACCGCTATGATGAAATGTCGAAGATCGTAGCGAACCGACGCAAATCTGCCAGAGCGTTGCTGAAGAAAGAGTTCCCTGGCCTAGAGTTCAGGACAATGACTTTCGAGTGACTTTGATGTACAAATACCAAAGGGAAGACTTAGGAAATGGCTACCTTTAGTGTAAACGACCAGACAAGACGCATCCGAGCTGTAGTGTCCAGCACTAATCAGCAAGAGTTTTCTGTCGCGTTTCAATCAAACCAGACTACGGACATCAAAGTATTTGTAGACGGCACGCAGAAAACTGAAGGCACTCATTACGATATTAAAGACACAACCGGCGGCAGCGCCGTCAACGGTATAGCTGCGGATGGCACATGCGTCGTCAAGTTCAGGCATGACTCAGGTGCCGGCATTGACCACCGGCCAACTCAAAACCAGGTTGTCACGATCATCTCTGACATAGCTCTGGCCCGGACTAGCGTCTACACCGCCGGCGGCAACATTACTGCTGCGTCTTTGGAAGCAGATTTTGACACGGTGACGATGCAGATGGCTGAGCGCGAGGAAGCTGCCAGCCGCGCCCTTACTGCACCGAAGTTTGATCCGACCGACATTGATATGACCCTTCCCGAGAAGGATAGCCGGAAGGGCAAGGTTCTTAGTTTCAACGAAACAACAGGAAATCCCGAAGCGGTTACGCCGGCCGAAGGCGGGACAATAGGCACTAAGGGAACGCCGACAACGGCCCCTTCCGACGGCGATTTAATCAAGTTCTCAACGGCTGACGACGCATGGGTCTACAGTCAAGAGATTGACGCCGGAACCTACTGAACAAGGAGTAAAGGATATGGCTAGCACAATTAAAATTAAGCGCAATACCACAGACAGTGATGCGCCAACTACCAGCGATATAGCGCAGGGTGAGCTGGGCTTTACCGAAGCCACGCAGAAACTCTTTTACCGTGACGCCTCGGACAACATCCGCGTAATCGGCGGTGAAGGCGCTTTCCTTCGCTCAGATACTAACGACACCATGAGCGGCAACCTGACGGTCACGGGCAACCTCACAGTGAATGGGACGACGACTGAGGTCAATTCGACAACCGTCACTGTCGATGATCCTATGGTTCGTTACGCGGACAACAATACCGCCGATAGCGTGGATATAGGTTTTTATGGCAAATACGTTGATGGCTCGACGACGAAATATGCCGGCCTAGTCCGGGATGCCAGCGACAGCGGCAAGTTTATCCTGTTTGCCAATAACCAGGCAGAGCCAACCACAACCCTTAACACCTCTGGCACAGGTCATGCCACCGCCACGCTCAAAGCAAACATCGAAGGCAATATCAATTCGCCAACAATCACATCCGGTACAGTCGCCACGTCTTTGGACATGAACGGCAACGAGTTAATTTTGGATGCTGATGGCGATACGTCGATTACAGCGGACACTGATGACCGCATCGACTTTAAGCTAGCAGGTAATGATGAGGTAAGGCTCACAACTGCTGGTTGGTCGCCTGCCACACATCTGGGTTCTTCACTCGGCACAACCAGCACTAGATGGAACCAAATTATCGGTAATCTTGGAAAGTTCAGTGGGCAGGTAGAAATTAGCCAGTCCGATGGTACAGCGCCGCTGGTCATTACATCGACCACCAAGGTCACCAATTTGAACGCTGATATGGTTGACGGCAAACACGCGCCAAGCGGCGATATTGTCGGCACGACGGACACCCAGACTTTGGAGTCCAAGACGCTGACCAGCCCCACGATCAATAGCCCGGTCATCACGACGCCACAAATCAACGACACCAGTGCCAACCATCAGTACATTTTTGCTGTCTCTGAATTGGCCGCAGATAGGACGGTGACTTTGCCGCTGCTGGCTGCGGACGACACCTTCGTGTTCGCAAACGCTGTACAAACCCTCGACTTCAAAACAATCGACGGTGGAACGTACTAATGGCAGAGCTAAACGATACAAGCACTGAGCATGAGGTGCAGTGCAAGGTCCAGGACCAGCATCTTGGTGAGCTGCTTGGGCGGCTGATTGATTGCGAAACTAAAATGAACATGCTGGGCCTTCAGAACAACAAGCTCCGCGAAATGGTAACGGACTATGAAGACATCAAACAAAAACTAAAAAATCTGCAAGCTGATTTTGCAACGCTGAAATCTAACGCTGATGCATTTGAAGCTGGGATGAAGGAAGCCCGTGCGGACCGGCAGGCTGCACAGGAAGAGCTGGCCGCACTGAAAGCGCCGAAGGCAAAACGTAAAAGGAAGGTTGTGAAGAATGGCAAGTACGATCAAGCTCAAGCGGTCTAGCACTGCCTCTGACACGCCGTCCGCATCTGACCTGGAGGTGGGAGAACTGGCGATTAACACCGCCGACGCCAAGCTGTTTACGAAGCATACGGATAATTCCATCAAGGAAATCTCTGGCACTGGTGGGGATGTAGTTGATGACACCAGCCCGGAGCTTGGCGGCGACCTACAATCCAATGGCAACGACATTGACCTAGCTGACAACGACAAGCTCATCGCAGGAACCGGCGGTGACCTCGAGTTTTATCACGACGGGTCTAACTCTTACATTGACCATGTAGGCGCGGATGCACAGACGCTCTTTATCCGTAACACCACAGCCACAGTTAACGGCACTGACGGGATTTCAATCCAGACTAAGGGAACCCAGCCACATTATATAAACATGAGGAACAATGCCGGCGTCGATATTGGTGTTTACGGTAGCGATAAAATGACTGTCTCCAGTCTCGGTATTTACTCAAACACTGGTTACATCCTCAATAGCCCCACTTACACGGTTGCATGGAGAAACACCTCCAATAACACATACCAATACCTGAAGGCTGCAACTCCTAGCGGCGACCAAACAATCACCCTGCCAAATCTCACCGGCACAGCGGTGGTTGAAGAGACAGGAGGGGTAGTCCTCAACAACGGCGTTATCGACTTGAAGAACGGTGGTACGCAGTCTGAGGTTCGTCTGTATTGTGAAAGCAGCAATGCTCACTATGCCGGGTTGAAGGCTCCTGCACACGCCGACTTTACAGGCAACGTGACCTCCACACTGCCGTCCGTTACTGGCACTCTAATAGGCACTGCCAACGCAGATGCTCCCGCTACGACAACAAGCTCAAGCGATGCGGACCATGTGCTAATAAATGACGGCGGGGTGCTCAAAAAGATAACCCCGTCCGATTTAGGTATCGGCAGTGGTGGTGGCGGCAGTGCTAGCGACAGCTTCAAGACCATCGCTGTCAGTGGGCAGTCTAACGTCGTTGCAGACAGTAGCACAGACACCCTGACTTATGTCGCTGGGTCAAACATGACGATTACGACCGACGCTTCGACGGACACTATCACGTTTGCTTCTAGCGGAAGTGGTGGCAGCTATGCCAACTCGGACGTAGACACGCATCTAAACCTCAGTTCAGCCAGTGCCAATGAGGTTCTTAGTTACAATGGGTCAGATTATGCATGGGTGGCGCAGTCAGGCGGTGGTGGCGGTGGTGCTACCAATCTGACCGGCTTGAGTGATGTCACCATCTCGTCAGTACAAAACAACGACCTGCTGAAATACAACTCAACGGCTGGCGAATGGCAGAACACCAATCTAGGCATTTCCGTTGCGCCTTCGATTTCAATCGACAGCAGCACCTACATTGGCAACCGTACCGCAACAATAACGCCATCGAGCGGGACCTATGACCAGCCGGCGTATTACGCGGAAGTACGAGACCCAACGAATACAACCACGCTTGTCACTAACGCTAATATTACAAAGTCTGGGAACACTCTTAGCTGGTCGCAGACTACGACTGGTGTGAACCTAATTTTGCGGGTCAAGACACAAGATTTCGGTGACCTCGAAAGTGATTTTGCCACCCAAACTTTTACGGCAACGTCTTTCCCAATACGTCGCTATTACCGGCTTACAGGCACAGGCGCTACCAACATGACTTACGTACGCGACATATCGCTTTACACGAGCCTTGGCCAATCAGGTAATAACTATCCGGCGACCCTGAGTTCAAACACAACCCCAAGCCCATACGTTGCTTCGTCATCCGGTCATTACGGAACCTATGAACCGTGGAAAGCTTTCGACAGTTTCGCAACATCGAGTGGTTGGTGGAACCTTGCTACTGGCCCGTACAGCGGGTGGTACATCCAAATCGACCTCGGCAGTAGCAGTAGCATCGCCATTCAATCGGCAAAATTGAACATCAACCCGACCTATCAAGGCAGTGGCGCAGGTCAAACCTATACCCTGGCGGGTAGCAGCACTGGTTCATTTACTGGCGAACAAGTCACAATTGCCACCCACACGGGTCCGGTCACTGGCGTCGGCTATTTGAATTTGAACTAACGGAGATTGAAGATGAGCCTGAAATCCGAATGTGAAGCGTCAGTGTTTTCTTTTGCTCCACTTCACAAACAGCTAAATGCGAACCTCTTCGAGGAACACGCCGATTACATAAGTGTGGTCATAACCTTGCACCGCGATGAGTACGAACGCCGCAAGGCAGCAGGTGAAACTGCTTTCGTTTTGTCAGATGCAGATCAAGAAACACTAAACGAGGCGAGGCCGTGGTGATTTTTGAGATGATTGTACAATGACCAGACGTTTGAAACTGTTTCTGATTACAATCTGGAGAAAGCTGATGGCACACATCTATGACTTGAACCCGAAGCTGAAGCCCAAGTCGTCGCCGGCTCCAAAGGCTGTGAAGAAAGCGCCGGCAAAAAAGGCGAAAGGTAAGAAGAAGTGAGTAAGCCCACCGTCGTTAGCGTTAAGGCTGAACTGGATACACTGACAGCCCTTAGTCAGGAGCGGTTCATTGAACTGTTGAGCCGAGTGAAGCGCCTGGAAGCTGTCCTTGTGGGGAGCGCCGGCACGACCATTGTGCTGCTTTTGACGGTCTTAATGAGGGGGTAGGTGGAACCGATAAGCACAGCTCTGGCCGGCATAGCCCTGGTCAAGGCCAGTGTCGATGGCATCAAGTCGGCGATAGGGACAGCTAAAGACGTTCGAGATATAGCGTCCCAGCTCGACAGCTTGCTGACCGGCCACTCACAGGTTCAGAAGCAGGCGGCAAAAAAGGCCAGCGGGTTCAGCAACTTCGACAGCCTGGGATCAGCGGCGTCGGAAGCCATAGACAAGAAGCTGGCCGAGGAAGCCCTGTATGAAATGCAGGTGCTGATCGACATGAGGTTCGGCCACGGCACATTCGCCGGCATCAAGCAGGAACATCAGCGGCGGCTGAAGGCGCAGAGGGAAGAAGAGCAACGGCAGAAGCAGCTCCGAGCAAAGCAACGGGCCGAGATGGTCGAAAACATGTGGGTCGTCTTTATTGTTTTCGCTGTTCTGATCGTCATTGTGGTCGTCGGTTTAACGGCCTGGATGGCGATGGCAAGTGAGCGCACTTATGTGCCGTGCCGGCTAGCCGGCTGCGAGATGATTGGAGGGCAGCGGGTGTGCCTGTATCGGGGAGCCAATAACACCACAGAGTCGGTGAGCTACATGCCTGGTGAATGGATGCCGACAACCTATCAATGCGTCTACGAGCCAAACAAAGACCCGCCGCTGACCCTTAGAGAAACGCTAGACGCAATTAAGGAGGCAATCCAATGAGTTTGACACCAGAGCGCCTAGATGCTTGGCGCATTGTTCCCCGGCTTCTGATCTTGAGTTACATGGTGGTGTTCTACCAGACATGCTCTTGGTTTATGGGGCTCGAAGCTCCCAACAACGCGCAGGCCGGATTTGTCAGTGTGATCGTCGGAGCTGGCGCGGCTTGGTTTGGTCTTTATGTGAATAGCAGGACAGGCAAATGATGCAGTTTCTGCCGATCTTGGGCGACCTTGCCGGCTCTTGGCTGAAGGGCAAGGCAGATGAAAAGGCAGCTCAGTCTAGGGTGAAGGTGGCCAAGGCAGAGGCCGAAGCCGAGGTGATGAAGGTGGCGGCTACCCATGAGGCCGGCTGGGAAAAGATCATGGCCGAGGCCAGCAAGGATAGCTGGAAGGATGAAGCCTGGACGATCCTGTTCATAGCCATCATTGCCATGTGCTTCATCCCTCCCCTGCAACCGTATGTAGATCGTGGGTTCGAGGTATTGGCCACCACACCGGACTGGTTTCAATGGGCCATGTACGCATCAATCGCTGCCAGCTTTGGGCTGCGCGGAATCAAGGGGCTGAAGAAATGAAGGCTAACTTTGAGCAATGCCTGGAGTGGCTGTTGAAGCACGAAGGTGGTTTTGTCAATCACCCTAAAGACCCAGGTGGCATGACTAACAAAGGTATCACAGCGCGGGTCTATGGTCAGTGGCTGTCAGACGCAATGGACGTGGACGCCGAGGTGACTGAGTATGTGATGCAGAACATCCCAGACAGCCACGTCGAACAAATCTACCGGCAGGAATATTGGAACCGGATGAATTGCGACAAGCTCCCCGCTGGAGTTGACTGGATGTGTTTTGATTTCGGTGTGAACGCCGGCACCGGACGCGGAGCCAGAACACTACAGAAATCGGTTGGCGCAACCGCTGACGGCGGCATTGGCCCAAAGACCTTGGCGGCGGTTGCTGGGTTCGATTCCGATGTAATTATCGAAGATATGTATCACCGGCGACAGGCGTTCTATGAGCGACTCAAAACTTTTGACACGTTTGGAGCTGGGTGGACCCGACGCAATGACGAAACCAGGGAGCAAGCCATTGGCTTGATGCAAGCATGAGAAAGTTCAAGCGCGTCCCGAAGGACAAGAAGTCGGGCCTGCCATCGAAGTATGTGCGCGGCTCGAAAGACCCAGACAAGACCAGGGCCGAGATCAAACGCACCCGCCGGCTCTACCGCATGGGCATGCTGACGCCGGCCATGATGGATAGGATCAGCAAAGAGAGGAGCAAGACCTGATGGCAGCGCCAAAAAAATATCAAGATATGTTTGGAGCAAGTAGGGCCAACGCCATTTACCGCAGAGGGTTGGGGGCTTTCTATAGCTCTGGAAGTCGAGCCGGGATGTCAGCTCACCAGTGGGCGGTCGCTAGGTTGAAGGCCCACGCAAAAGGGAAGGCCACCGTCAAGAAAGCTGACGGCGACCTATTCAAAAAAAGCTAGTCGCAAATCGTGATTGATCTGGCTTGGCCCGGCAGAGACTGAATCCAGCCGCGTTGCTCCAGGCATTTGATCATGCGGTGGACCGACTGCAAGCTGGTGCGTGGCGACATAACCTGTTGGCCATCTATCTTGCCGTCAGCAATATCACGCACCGACGGCGACACACCGTTCGCTTTGATATAGAGCCGGATGAAATCAAACACCGCTTTTTGTTTGAGCGTAAGACCGTGCTTCATCGTCACCCTCCTTTGCTTCCATAGACAACTGCTTGTTGTAGGCGATCCGCTTGTCCTTCAGCTCGGTGGCCAAGGCTTCATCGATCTCACCCAGGACATCGGCGTTGCACTCTTCAAGCTCTTTCAATTTTGTGCGCCGATCTTCGGGCGTCCAATCAGAATAGGTCCGCGTCTTCAGCATCAGGTCTGCGTAGCTGGTTGCCCACTCATCCTGTGACCCATATGTTTCCGTTTTGCCGGTCGGTGTGTTCAAAATAAATGCCGGCAGAACGACCTCCTCATTGCTGGCGCTCTCAGCTTCACTGACGGCCTCTAGTATGTTTTGCACAGGATCACCCTCAGACGATACGGACGGGGCTTGTACGGGCTTTACAGGAGGACGTTTTTCGGGGGCATCGTAGTCACGGGCCTCTTCGACAGTGATCAGCCCCTTGATGGCATCGGGAAAGCTATCACGCAGGGCAAAGCCCCTCGCCCGTAGCTGCAACATCCGGTTCGGATAGTTCTGCCAGGCACCAGCCTTGCCGGTCAGCTTGGCATGCTTTGCCTCGGCCATCGAAAAGGTCTTCTTAGTTTCTTCAATCTCGCCGTTGGGCAGCGCACGTTTAACTATGCAGACCGCAACCTCCCCGTCCATGTATTCCTTGATGCCGCGAAAGGCCGGATGCGCTTTGACCAGTGCCAGCATGCTGTCACCCCAGATCGATGGCTTGCCATTGATGACGGAGATGTTCTGCAAGGCTTGCATCGGTGCGAGGCCCAACTCATAACCCCACTGGACAGCGACCAGGACATTGGCCGGTTTGCCGCGATAGGCTTCCGGCACCATCGGCGACTGTGCAATCACCTTGGCAAAGTCCATTGCCTCGGTGAGGTTGGTCGGTTCAAGGACCGTTAGTTTCTTATCATTCATCATTCATCTCCAGTTTCCATACTCTCAGTTCACTGTCTGATATTGACCGAGACGCAATTTTAAGACGTTGCCTGTGCGCGTAGGCTCTGACCGCACCGTGGTCTTTTTTCAAAAGAACAAAGCTCTGCCCTGCTTTCATTTGTTTTACGAAATGCCAGCGACTGTTGCCTCTGATAGGCACAGGAATGTCGTCTTCGATAACGTATTCACTCATCATTCGTTTCCTTCACCGAGAAGCTGATGCTCTCGTAGGTTTCTCCAGTTTCAACTGACTTGCGCCGTGGCTTGGTCACCGTCTTTGACTTGATGATGAAGCCCGGCATCTTGGCGTGTTCGACTTGCATGGAATCCAGAACAAAGATGATGCCCTCGCGTAACTGCTTGCGGGTCTTCTCCCAGGACGTTGCTTCAGCCGCAGCCCGGAGATAGTCCGTACACATTGCCTGCAAATCATGATTTGTTTTCGGCAGCATCTCGCTGATGTCCACCAGCTTGTCAGGCTCGGAACCTTCGATGGGAGGGTAGTCACCGTCAGTGTCCACAAGATGCCAAAACTCGGCATAGGCTTTCAGCATGACATCGATCAGCGCCTGGTCACGCAGCACGGGATAGAAGTGCATTTTGAAATGCTGGTCAAAACAGGCAATGATCGCCCAGTCCAGTTCGGCGCAGACCATCTGGTGCTGGACCTGAATGACCCACTCCGGTTTCGGCCGGCCGTCATGATACGCATCCGTCTTGATCTCGCAGATGCCGGTGCCGGAAAGAACAAACTCCTTGTCCAGCCAGTGCAGAACCAGCTCACCGCCCTCACCTTTGATCTCTATGATCCGATCTATAGAGCTGGCGATCCTATGCTTGAGGTAACGCGCCGGCTCTTTTGGTTCCCACATTTCTATGGACGTAGAGCCGGGGACCATGCGGCGTAGCAAAGCCAGCGCGAAGTCAGCGACACCGCCCTCCATCAAATTCCCCCGCAGCTTGGCTTCGATGTTCATCGTGTCTGCCGGCAAGTCCTCGCCGCGCAGCGCCATCTTGGTTTTCTCCAGCTCTTTCTGCCGGGTGCCGCCATACCGATTTTTGTGAAGCACGATCGTCGGGCCGTTCGAGCTGCCGATCTCTTCCCCAGTTTTTGTCAGCTTTGGCATCACAGCCCCCCTGTATTCGCTGCGTAGCAAACATCATCCAGCGCACAGAGGAACCAGAAGAGCGCCCAGATTTCGACAAGCACCAGGGCGATCAGTAGGCCGATGCCTACCGCCTTGATCAATGACCAGATGTTACGTTGAAAAACCGCAAACAGGGTGGCTCTGTTTACACTGTCCTGTACAGACTGTGCTGTCAGTACTGTCAGGTCTATCTGTCCTAAGTGTCTGTATTTACTGGGAGAATATACATTATGCGACAAACGCGACTTAGACATCTGTTTTCATTCCCTTTCGTTTTGTACAACGACCAGACCGCTTTCAACAGATACCAGCGGGTAGGTCTGATGTTAACACTAGACATATCCTATGATGTTCGTACCCGACCTAACGTCTGGTAGTAACACCAAAGGTCACGTCATGTTCTTCTCCAGCTTCGACACTTCCAGAATGCCCCGCTCGTCTTTCAGGTCAGGGTCATAAACTATGTGTTCAGCGCCGCGCTGGCGGGGGTCACTTGGTGCCATAACGGCCAGCCGCTTGTTGGCAGCAAGCAACGCCCCTTGAGCATAAATAAGACGATCCGCATCACGCAGGCTGTTCGATTGCTTGAGCCTCTTCAGCTCATCCACCGTGTCACTCAGTATCTGTTCAGCCTGGCCAATGTGGTCTGCATGAAACATTGGGATATCAAGCCGGCGCTTGAAACGCATCATGCCGCCGCGTATGGCTCTAGCCGTCGGACTGAGTTGCAGCTTTTGTTTCCGGGTCAGTTTCATCCTAATTGCTCCGTCTACAATACATATGCGGTTTGTTCACCTCTGTGAATGTCAAGTGGCTTGACGCAGCTTTTGATAGGATGCCAGCGCCTGAAAGGCATAGATTGCACTGCAATTATTCACCGTGTCGAAATTAAATTTGGCATAGGCTTCACCAGCCTCAATTAAGCTAGGGCTTGCCTTGTAGTGCTTTGCGCAGCACTCACATTCCTCGGCCCAGCCTTCTGCAAGGCACTCCTCGACCAGGTCATGGGCTGTCTGGCGAGAGACATGAAGTTGCTCTGCAATCTCAGTTTTGGTGTAAGGTGAGTTGACATATGTCGCGAGGCAAAGGACACGGGCCAGCGCGTTTCTGCTTGGCGTCGAATTAAAATATCTTTGTGCTTTGGTCTTCATCCTAGTTTGCCGATGATTGTAGACCACCATCTCCCGGATAAATAATTCCTTGGCATAGGCCTTAAACAAGGCGGCTTCGACAACATCCTCCGGAGGCCCCATCGGCGGGTTAATAAGAACATCGTGCCATTCTATTTGGTCAACTTTTGTCATTACTTCGCTCCCTTCTTTTCCATACGGATAACGTAATTGCGGACCGAGCTGGCGTACCATTCGGTTTGCCGACTGATGTCGGGCGTCCGCATTGCTGTAGGCGTAGGCTGATTCATATCGTTCAGGCGACGGGCGATCTCGCGGTAGCTCAAACCACTGTCGCGGAACATCTTGATGACCGGCCAGATTTGCTCGGCCCGGCCGTCGGCCAGCTCGGTATTGCGCTCATTGCCTTTCATGCCGGCGACCTCAAGGTTTTCATGGTAGCCGAGCTTGGTGATCACCCTGCCCTCTTTGGTGGTGTACTCACCCTTCTCATCAATCTCGTCCTTGATGCGGCGCAGCGCCTGTTTGGTGCGGGTCTGAATGCGCTTGCGCTCAATCTGCGCGACAGCGGCGCGGAGCGTGATGGTGGTTTCATCCATGTGCGGATCATCCACGACCACCAGCTTGATCTTTCCGTTGTCGATCTCTTGCTCCAGGAAGCGCAGGGTCTCCCACAAGCGCCGGCTCATACGGTCCAGCGTATAGATCAGCATGGTCGCGCCGGTCTTGCGGCAATAGTTCAGGCAGTCATGCAAAGTCTGGCGCTGGTGCCAGTCCTTGCCGGACGACACGCCCTCCTCGCGGAACCATTTGACCTTATGGTCACCGCCGTTCAGGAACGCCTTGATGCCATGCTCCTGATTGGCGTTGTCCTGTAAGTCGGTAGACACCCGGACGAAGGCAGCATAGCTGCCCTCATGGGGAACGCCGTGGTCTGGTCTGGTTTCTGTCAGCATGTTATCCCTCCACACTGTATCTAGTTCGTTGCTGTTACGTTTGGTAGTTGTATACATTATGCGACGGCAACGGGTTGGTCAACTTCCGCTGGTTCTTCGTAAAGGTAGACGCCGGGCTTGCTGGTTGCGGCGTCGAACCAGTTTGGGCCGATATCTTCGATGTCGTAGCAGCCGGCAAAATTCAGGTCGCCGTCCCAGACAATGCGGACCAGCCCGTCATTGCGTACCCGGACAACGGTGCCGAATGTTGGGCTGTGCATTGAGCCCCAGAAGCCGATGACCCTTTTGTGAACAGCAACCTGCTTTGCTGTGTGGCGCTGCACAAAATCGAGAAGCATTGCCGCGTATTCATGCGCGGTTTTCTCTGCACGGCTGTCAGGGTTCTTGCTCACAAAAGCAATTTCCGCGACCAGCTTGTCGAGAATTTCTGTGTCGGTCAGATGCATTGATTGTCTCCCTTGGTTGTGGCGGGGCCGTTAGGCCACCGCCTCATGTTTGATATCCACCTGTTGGACTTCGACATCATCGCGAACCTGTTCACGAATGCCCTTGTCGGTCCAGAGAGCCTGGTCTGGCCACAGGGTGACGCGATCTTCATGCTCCAAACCGATCTCGTATGGGACGCGAACAATCTCATCCAGGTCATATTGGCCATGACTGGTCGCAATGACTTCGATCTCATAGTGACCGTAGCCAGGGTGACCCGCGCCTGTTGCGGCCATCACCCGTCCAACAACATAAATGTCCAGCTCGCCCTGACGAGGCATGTGGTCGAAGGCTTTGATGACATCCATCATTTGGAATTTGTTTTGATACTTCAGCATCTGTCTTGCTCCCGTTTCTAGCGTTTGGTGTTTGTTCGTCTATACAATACAGATAGCACCGTGATAGCTGTTGTACAAGTACCAGACGTTAGTTTTTGGAGATAATCGTGGAAGACACTGAAAATGTGGCTCTTTTTGTCCGAATTAATTCGGTCCTCAAGGCCAGGCTTGAGGCCAGAGCCAAGGCAGAACGCCGATCGCTGGCGTCCCTGGTTGAGGCGTTACTGCGCGAGAGCC